AAAATGATGCAGCCGTCACATATTTAGCTGTGATCTCGGCAAAGGCACTAGACGGAGAAAGAAAAATGATAAATGGAATTAGTTTTTTCATTTGATTCCTACTTTATTGTTCTTATTATCCACTATAACTGGTTTCTTGCCGTTGCCATTTTTACCTTTTATTGAGATTCCATAAGCTGAAGCTATATTTCCTACAAGGCCAGCAGCAAAGGTGTCCAGCCTTATCTTTTCCATGTACCCCAAAGTCATAACGGATAAAGCCCAAACCAAAATTAAAAGTCTGATCCCATGACCAAAAAAATCCCGACTTTCCTTTTC